TATATCACTGTCAGAGTAGCCGGTGACGTCCGCAAAATCGCCTGTATCCGCCAATAACTGTCCAAGCAGGTCATTATCAATATTCGATAATTCCGCAATACGATTATCCGCAACCAAATCTGCATATTCCGCCGCTTCCGATTCATATTCCTGCACATCCACAGGCACCTCTGTCAGACCTAAAGATAATGCAGCCAGCAAACGGCCATGACCACGGACAACGAACCCGGAACGCTTAGAAATAGTAATCGGAGCACGCCAGCCCTGCGTCTGTATGATTTTTGCTAACAGAGCAATCTGCTTATCGCTGTGCCGATTCGGATTTCGCGGATTCGGAATTAACGTCTCAGGATCGCGCATGTCTACATACGCACAATAAACCGGTATCATAACTTACCTCACGCACAATGTAAAAAGCGCACCGTGGGAAGGTCAGTGCGCTTTTTACTTAATTAAGGAGAGAGATGAATCATGGAAACATTCAGGAGTATTATTTCTTCATCTTCACGCTACCATAATATCACATTTTGGCGTCCGATTTCGTCCGATTACGTCCGAACCTCTAAAAGTTCCGGCGGAATGACTCGGGATAAGTATGTCAATGATTCATTCTTCCGGTCACTCAAAACCGATTTCGAATAATGCATCTCCCGTATAATCTCATCCCATGACTGATCCAGCACATACCAGCGGAGCAATACCGAGTAAGAAACATTATCCGTTTCGTAAGAAATCACGTTTAATGCCCGCTCACGATATATAATCGATTCAGCAATCGCCTGCTGTACCAACTGTTCATAATGCTCGATCGCGATGAACAGATCGGACATATCTTTTTGATTCGACGATTGCACCCGTTCAGACAAAGCCGGAGAAGATATTAATTCAGCGTCCGCCCGGCACTGTTTTAACTCATCCTCCAGCGCAGACAACCGGTATCGCTGCCCGCGAACACGTTCCAAAAAACTGCATACATTCATCGTTATTTCCTCGGATTGATTTTCTTTCCGGCGGCCGCCTGCTTGAGCCACTCATTAAACTGCAAACATTTAGCCATATCCCGTTCATACGGCTCGCCCGGTTTCTTCCCTGCACGGCAGAAATATTTAAACATACTGCCCTTGAGCCAACCTCTGAATTCCTCCGGCGTGAGAATATCCTGCAGCATTTCCACAGGCTGCAGCCTTGCGCCGTCAATCTGATAATGCTTGGCGGTAGCCGCTGAACCGTCGGAAGATTCGTCACAGGATTGATTATTATTGGACTGGGTTTTCTGCTTTGATAGTTCACAGTCTATACCTGCTGCCATTTTCCGCAAATACCGGAGTAGCACAAACGCACTAATTCTCTCATCGTAAGTATCATGATACTCAATATATTTAATCAAAGCGTCTAACCGATTTAATACTATTTGCATATCCATTATTCCGCCTCCTTGTTTAAAATCTGCATTTCGGCCAAGTCTGCCGCGGCTTGATATACTTTTGCATGTTTCGTGTCTGCGCCGTGAGTTTTTTTTGACCCTTTCCCTAAACTCCGCAATAGTCCCGCAAAAACACCCGCATTTAACAGATATACCGCCACCTTTATTCTTAAAAAACGTTGTAAAATCGTTGCGACTTCCAATTCTGCCGATAAGCATATAATCTGTGACATCAGTTATCCACGCAGTGTCAGTAACACTTGCGTCCCCAGTAACTCTTGCGTCACCAGTAACGCACGCATAACCCGCCACACATACAGCACTATCCACCCTTGCATTACCTGTCACCCTTGCATTGTCAGTCACCCTTGCATTGCCAGTTACCCTGGCGTTGCCAGCCACCAATGCGTTGCCAGCCACCCTTGCTGTGCCAGTCACCAATGCATTGTCAGTCACCAATGCGTTGCCAGCCACCAATGCGTTGCCAGCCACCCATGCATTACCGTTGTGGCTCAAGTTCTTTTCGTCTTCAATAAATCCGCCGATTTCGCCTTTAACGACATCACCGAAACTAACCAAAGCACGGATTCTTTTAAGCGTTACGCCTGCTACAATCTTTGTTTCTCCTGTGAATTCATACTTTTTCATAATACGTTCTCCTGCTCTTCAAATTCACTAATAACCGAGTAAATTAAATCTTCCGCTTTTATCAAATCGCAGACGATATACAGCTTCTGTCCCCGCATACCCTGCCGCTCATAATCCTTGCGCGCCTTATCAATTATTTCTGCCGCCTGTTTCAAACTATCAATATCCATCATGCTTACACCTCCACAAACCAACTAATAAACTATACATTTCATCGCCCCAGCGTTCCCAGAATTCCTGCATATACCACTGGAATGTATTTGTATCCGGCCACGTTGCATAACCGATAACCGGATTAAAATTATACGGCCATCCGATTCGGCATATACCGTATTTCTGATTTTCCGTGAGCGTTGTCCCGCAACCCCGAATCATAAACAAGTCCTGAAACAAATTCACACTCCGTTTTCGAGCCTTATCTAATAATTCCGTCCAGCATTGCCAATCAGACGCACCATACGGGTCAACAATAATATCAGAAGCCATTTTCTGAAGGATCGGACTGAGTGTTCGCCTTGCATTCATCTCTACCCGCTTAATTATAACAAAATTTTCTAAATCGTTTATAATTTGTTTAGATTTAGTTTTCATTCAGTTTATCCTTTCGCAAATTCAAAGTCAGATATGCAATCGATTTTTATCGAAATAGTATGGTAACCCACCACCACGGGTGACTTTTACGAACCTCGGAATACCGATAAAATCAAGTACTCTCAGTCTCACTAACAAGGTAACCCGTAATTTAAAAAATACATATTGCTATTTAAAAAGACCTTTTATATAGACCCATGTAACACGCCTTATATGTATATATATAATTACGGGTTACGGGTTACTTATACTATATTTATATAGGCGTTATCGAATAAAATTACAGTAACCCATAGGTAACCAAGAGGTAACCCAAGTAACCTGATTTACTCGCAATCCGGAATTGGAATTACTCTAACAACCTTACCGTTATATTTCATCTGTTTTGTTGGTCTGAAATTTCGATCAGGATCATTTTTCGTATTCGTTGATATTCGCCCTGTCTGTACCAATTCTCTAAGTGATTTCTCGTAACTGATTCCCTCATCGTCCATGGCTTTGCGCAAATGCGCGGGGAATACGTAAGTCGCATTGCCTCGGATGAACCCATAGAGCGGTGACTGCATATGGATATCACGCGACGAAAATTCACGCTCGAAATGATTCGGATTCGACACGATCCAGCTCTGAATAAATTCCCATGCACGATCCGGATCGGACATAGCCTGCGCCGTAGGCAGCGATTTAAACACCTCGGAAGTGATATATAATGCCTGCCGCATAGCCTCAGTTTCATGAATGTTCCAGAGCCACATACTCGACAATACATCCGCCGTCAGAATAACCGCCATAGCATCCACATGTGACGATGCGTATTCTGCATACGATTGACTGATCTTATCGTGCAGGGATGTCCAGATATCATGTGCCTGATCTTTACCGGACAGCAGCCTCCGAATAAATTCTGCTCCCGCCCAGCCGTAATCCTGCATTTGGTGGACGCGCTTTGCAAGTTCATCCGGCATAACCGGGAACGTGTTGATTTCCATGAT